TAAATATAAAGAAAAAATACAAAAACTAAAAGACGATATAGCATTTAAAGATAGGATGCTTGAAACATTAAGACCAAAACCAAAAATAAAGAAAGGAAAAAATGTCAAATAATATATATAAAAAACTAAAGTTAGCTTCGGCTGACGCTAGGATGGTTAGGAAAACTGAGAAGAAAGGTGGCATGAATTTTAATCCATTAGAACATGATGCAGTTCAAGCTGTTGCTATGGAAGCATTAATTAAAAATGATTTATATCCATACTGCACATACAAAGATTTTAATATTGAAGATGATTTTGTCAAAACTACTTGCAAGATGACCATTGTAGATTTGGATGACCCTTCTTCTTGCATTGAAATTGAAACTCATGCTCTTGCTAAAAAAGATAAATATGGTTCAGGTAACTGTATGTCTTATGCAAGAAAGTATGCTTTTTTAAATGCTTTAAATTTAAGAACTGGAATGAAAGATGATGAGGAAGAAGCAAAGGATATGGAAGATGGATATAATGCTAAACCATTTACCACTCAACTATCTAAGACAGTTGTTAAAGAAGCTAATAAAGAAGTTAAGATAGATGACATTTATATTGCAACTCAATTAGATGTTATTGAACAAAACAAAGATAATAAAAATTCTACAGTCTTGAAAAGTGAATTAGAAAACCTCAAGACTAGAATAAGTAAGGCTGGAATTTGGGATGCGTTTTTCAAGTCTGATAACTTTAAAAAATTTAACGCATTAAGAATCAAACATAACAGTAAAAGGAGTTAAACTATGGCGTTTGAATTAAAAGAAGGAGAAGGATTTTTGAATAGAGATAATGAAAATCCTGAAAAGTTTTGGGGATCATTTAAGGTCAGCCAAGATTTAAAACAAGGAGATACAATCAATCTTACTGAATGGATTAATACCAAACCAGATGGAAAGATTGTTCATAAATTACAAGAAAGAAAACCTAAACAAGCATAACTTGTAATAGATGGGGTGGTAGGTTTTTTTTGCTCCCTAAAAGTTAGTTAACTGCCACCCCTTTTAATTATGGATTTAATTGTTTTAAATGATGGTATTTATAGTTTGTACCCAGTAACGAAACAGATGTTAGAAAATATAAAATTAGTTGGTTCTATAGACTGCTTTGATCTTTGTGAAATACTTAGATTAAAATTATCAACTTATGTTGATACACCATTTAATCAACACATTATGAATAATGGTAGCGGAAATTTTTATGGATGTATTTGTAAATAAAAAAAGGAGAATGTATGTCAGACGACAATGTTAAATGGATAGATATAGGAGAAAAAATGGTCAAGCAAATGCTTGAAAAAAAACAAATGGAATATGGGGATTTTGATAAGAACGCATATATTATTGCAAACTTTATTCAATCAACATTAGAAGTAATTAATGGACACAAAATTAAAGTACCTATTACTATTGTTCCACAGCTTATGATTGTATTAAAATTAACCAGAACAATTGATGATGGAAGCAAACAAGATATATACAAAGAAGATACTCACAAAGATATTGCAGGATATAATGATCTATTAAAGACTATGCTTCAGAATATGAAAGAGAAGGATGAATAATGACCAAGATATTTTACAGTCCTAGAATAAAAGAAATCATAGATTTTATGTCTGTTTATTACAATGAGCATGATTGTTTTCCAAAATTAGATGAGATTGGCAAAGCATTAAACTTAACTAAACAAAGAGTTGGAATCTTATTAAAGAATGCTGAGAAGTTAAAATTAATAAAATCAGACAATGTTTTTATGAGAAAGTATATGTTGACGAAACATATAAAAAACAGTAAATTAAAAGTCAATAATTACTATGAGTTGTAAAAAAATATATTACTACGAATTTGCTGCAACTTTAGAAGAAGAATTTGACTCTGTTGAAAAGGCAGCAGGTCAGATGAATGCAACAGAAAATGCGGTTGTAAAAGAAATATCGCATAAAAATTTGGTGCATTCAATTATAAAGAAAAAGGAGGATCATAATGAACCTAAGTAATGATATTCCTAGATTGTATGGAAAACTACAAAAGTGCCACAATAAGATCATGGCTTCTGTAGATACAAGAATGTGTGTCCATACATTAAAGGATTATGTGGAGTATAAACAATTAGTAAGAAGAATTGTTGATGCTCAAAATAAAGACGCACAAGCTATCTACGAACAGTAAATAGTTTTATTATTGAAAAAGTAACAAGAAAGGAAGGCTATTCATGTCTGCAAAACCAAAAGACCCCAACAGTATTAGATTTAATACTCATGTTGGAACTAAGCTAAGAAATTTAAGACTACTACATAAGATGAGTCAATCAGATGTTGCAAAGGAAATAAATGTTACCTTTCAACAAATTCAAAAATATGAAAAAGGTTACAATGGATTGAGTTCATTTTTAATGGGTTGGTTAGCTCATTATTTTAATGTGCCAGTAAGTTATTTTTCAGATGGATTTAACTTTGAAAACTTTACCAGTCATTTAAAATATGAGGATAAGTTTCCTGAGATTAATAGATGTAATCAAGTAAGAAATGAAAAATTATATCCTAATCCTAATTCATATAACGATATATCTGACTCATATATTGAGGAAGAAATTAAAACAATAGAACAATAAATGAAATCGTTAAGTCAGTCAGGCAAAAAATATGATTGGCTTAACGACAAAACAGTTAGAGATGAAAAAACTGATAAGCTAGATGAACTAGCTAATCTGTATAACAAAACCAAAGATAGTAAGTATAAAGAACAATGGTATGAATTGATTGAAAAAGTTATTCGGCATATCTAATTATTTTTTCTATCATCCTCTCTCATACATTTGTAATGAGCTTTACCTTTAGGATAAAAGGCAACAAAACTTTCTTGATTGGTCATGTTTTCGTTGCAATATTTACACTTACCAATATCAATAATAATAACTTTAGGTTTCTTCCAAAGTTTTTTATGTTTTGGCATAGTTTGGTTTCTTTCCTTTTCTTGATTTTCTTTCAGCTTTCTTTTTTCTTGAAACAGCAGAGGCTCTTTGACTAGCAGTCATTGATCTTGCTTTTGATAATGGTACACACTTAGGATAGTTCTTTCTTTTCTCACCCTTTGATCTTCCACATGGAGGAAAGCCACCACCTTTTTTACGATTGGCTATGTCCACCCATTTTTCTGATGTCCACTTTCTTAAACTCATTTTCTTTTCTTAGTTTTCTTCTTAGGTTTTATTCTACCTGAACACACCCCTGCTGCATACATATTAGCATAAGCACTAGGATATACTTTAAACTTTCTTTTAGCAGCAGCCTTACCTTTTGCACAAAGTTTAGCCATTATTTTTTCTTCTTCTTTTTCTTTTTCTTCATAGCTTTAAAGTCAGCACCAGTAATCTTATCTCTTGGTGGTGCAACTCTTGCTAATTTTTTTTGTTTTTTACTGTATTTACTAAATGGCATAATTTTTTCCCTCCTCATACCCAATCATAAAAATGATTACACCTAGTTGTTATTTTTTATATTTCATTTTCTTTTTTTTCTTCTTCATTTTTTCTTTTGCTTTCTTTGCAGCAGCTTTACCTTTTTTAGTATAAGCATATTTTTTTCCATTTACCATTGGCATAATTTATCTCCTGTTGTTACCATTTTTTGCAAGACCAATATCTTGCAGAAAATACATCTTTAGCTGTAGCACATTTGTGTCTAGCTCTAAAACTTTTTCTTCTTGCAGGGATATTTTTTTTAATAGTCATATTTGCATCCCCAAATCTAATTATCTTTTCTTTGCCACCTTTACAAGCCTTGACTACAAACTTTTTGCCACCCTGAACTTGTCGTTTAGGTGAGTTGCATTTCATTTTAGACTTATCTATTGCCATGTTTTATAGCCTTCTTTATCTTTTGTTAGTGCTTGTCCTCTAGGATGTGGCGACCAAGATACATGAATCCATCCAGAGTTTATATCAGATTCATCATAGTATTCTAAAATTATTTGGTCGTAAGGTAAGTTTTCAATAATATGTCTAAATACTTTTTTATTATCCACACCTGGAATTTCAAAGTCTGCGGCAGCTCCATTGTTAGCACAATGTTGTGAAGTAGGTTTAGAACCTATTAATTCACATAATTCAGGCGACCTAAATCCTGAGGTAACCTTAACTGGTAATTGAAAGTCTTCTCTTAATGGCTGAAGAATGGTCTGGCAAAGATGTTTAATGTTTTCTATTTGCTCTGCATTAGGCTCATTATCTATATTATTTTTTAAAGCTGTTTGAGATTGTGTCATCTCTTTTAAGCTAAAGTTCTCAGTCAATTTCATTTTCATTTACTCCTTTAAAATATTTATAATCAAA